GCAACGATCAAGTTGATTGTTACCACTGATGAAGAAACTGTGCAGAAATTCATTGAAGACTTCCGAAATGAGTTTAGTCAATTACCGCCTGAAGAGATATCATTTCCTCGTTCTGTGAATGGTCTAAACACATACTCAGACAGTAGCCAGATATATACTAAGGGTACACCAATTCATGTCAAGGGTGCGCTACTCTACAATTACCTTTTGAAAAAGCACGATCTAACCAAAAAGTATCAAGTGATTCAAGAAGGTGAAAAGCTGAAATTTACATATCTACGTCAGCCAAATCCAATCAATGATACGGTAATCTCATATCCATCTAGACTGCCTACTGAGTTTAGACTTGACAACTATGTAGATTATGATGTACAATTCCAGAAAGCATATTTGGATCCAATCAAGATCATTCTTGACTGTATTGATTGGAAGCCAGAGAAAACAAATTCACTTGACGCATTTTTCTAAGGATCATAATGTCACTACTTGATAAAATCAAAAAGAACTCCACAATCAAAGACTCATCTATTCTAGCGAAGTCCAAGTTTTTCATGGAAAAGGATATGATTCCAACATCAATCCCCATGATCAACGTTGCACTCTCCGGTCGATTAGATGGTGGCTTTGCACCAGGTCTAACAATGTGGGCTGGTCCATCTAAACACTTCAAGACAGCATTCAGTCTGTTGATGGCTAAAGCATATATGGACAAGTATCCTGAGTCCGTTCTCCTGTTCTATGACTCTGAGTTTGGAACACCACAAGCATACTTTGACACATTTGGAATTGATCCTGAACGTGTTATCCATACACCACTGACAGACATTGAACAGTTGAAGTTTGATATCATGAAACAGTTGGAAGGCATTGAGCGAAATGATCGTGTCATGATTCTGTTGGATTCTATTGGCAACTTAGCCTCCAAGAAAGAAGTTGAAGATGCACTTGAAGGCAAGTCTGTTGCTGATATGTCTCGCGCAAAACAAGTCAAGTCTTTGTTCCGAATGGTAACTCCGCACTTGTCATTGAAAGACATTCCTATGGTCGTTGTGAATCACACATATAAGACTATGGAACTTTATGCCAAAGATGTTGTTGGCGGTGGCACAGGTTCTTACTACTCCGCAGATAACATTTATATTCTTGGCCGTCAGCAAGAAAAAGATGGCACTGAGATTATCGGATACAATTTCATCATCAACGTTGAAAAATCACGCTATGTTCGTGAAAAATCTAAGATTTCAGTCAACGTAACATTTGAAGGTGGTATTAACAAGTATTCTGGTCTATTGGATATTGCACTTGAAGGTAACTTTGTGCAGAAGCCAAGCAACGGATGGTATGCAAAGGTTGATCAAGAGACTGGTGAATTGGGTGACAAGAAACGTTATGATGCAACACAAACAGAAGAATTCTGGAAAGACTTACTTGCCAGTCCAAAGTTTGGTGAATATGTGAGGAAAAAATATGAAATCTCTTATGGATCAATTATGGGCAATGTTGACGTTCTGGAGAGCGCCGAAGTCAATTGAGGTCGGGAAGGACTTTTCCTTCCACGACTTTGAGGATAGCGATTTGACTGGTATCCTCATACTCCGACCAGAGTATGAGGGTGTCATTTATTATTATACTAATGCCAGCATAGAAGAAGTTGGCATGGGTGCCAGACTCAAGTTTGGTTATCAAGTTGTCAAACCTGGTAATCACAACAAAAAAGACTTAGAAAATAGTGAGGAATTTGTTACAATGTTAGGTGACATCCTCTCTCAAATTATTTTATCGGAAACACAAATTGAATCGCCTAGAAAAATCTATTCTGAAGAGTCTGATTTATAATGAAGACTTTACCAGAAAAACAATACCGTTCATTCAAGAGGAATACTTCTCTGATAACGTAGAGAAACTTGTATTCAATGAAGTTCGTGAGTTTCTGGACAAGTACAAGAATTTGCCTACACACGAAGCATTGATTATCAATCTGACTGAAGGCAAGAGTCATACCGAAGAGCAGGTTCGTGGCGCAATTGAATTGCTGAATGAAATTCATGAGCAACGTAATGAAGAAACCAACATTGATTGGTTGACTGATCAGACAGAGAAGTTTTGTCAAGACAAAGCAATCTACAATGCTATCATGGAATCGGTCACGATTCTTGATGATAAGAAAAGCACCAAAGGCAAAGGTGAGATTCCTAAGATTCTTGCTGATGCATTGGGTGTATCGTTTGATCAGAACGTTGGTCATGACTACATCAGTGATTATGAAAGCCGCTTTGAATTCTATCACAGAAAAGAAGAGCGTGTTCCGTTTGATCTAGATTACTTCAACAAAATCACCAAGGGTGGTTTGCCCAACAAGACACTGAATATTGCACTTGCTGGCACCGGTGTTGGTAAGAGTTTGTTCATGTGTCACGTTGCTGCTGGTTGTATCTCTGCTGGTACTGATGTGTTGTACATCACCATGGAAATGTCCGAAGAAAAGATTGCTGAAAGAATTGATGCAAATCTATTGAACATCTCAATCAATGATCTTCATGTTATCAGTAAAGAAGATTATGTTCGCAGATTCAAAGCTGTTCAAAACAAAGCACAGGGTAAGTTGGTCATTAAAGAATATCCAACTGCGGCTGCTGGATCAATGCACTTTCGTTCACTGTTGAATGAGTTGCACCTGAAAAAGAATTTCCAACCAAAGATTATCTTTATTGACTATTTGAATATCTGCTGTTCTTCCAGAATGAAGATGGGTGCAAGCGTAAACTCATACACATACATCAAAGCGATTGCTGAAGAGTTGCGTGGCCTTGCAGTTGAATTCAATGTGCCTATCGTTTCTGCGACACAGACCACGCGAAGTGGTTTCAGTAACTCAGACGTTGGACTTGAAGATACTTCAGAATCGTTTGGTTTGCCTGCAACTGCTGACTTTATGTTTGCACTGATCAGTACAGAAGAATTGCACCAACTGAATCAGATCATGGTGAAACAACTCAAGAATCGGTACAGTGATCCTAACGAGAATAAGAAGTTTGTGATTGGTGTTGACAAATCCAAGATGAGGCTGTATGATGTTGAGGATATTGCACAGAACATCATAGATTCTGGTCAAGTTGATGACAAGCCCATCAATACCTTTGGTAATCGTGAGCGTAAATTCAACTCAAAGTTCGAAGGTGTTCGTGTATAAATATCCAATAAATGGAGATTTTTATGGCAGGCGCATCAGCAGAACGACAAGAATCCGGCGTAGTTAAAAAAATAAACGATGCTTTCAAAGCAAATGAAAAAAGCCCAATCACCCTGGTAGCAGGAAAAACTGTTTTAGAGGGTGTTGTTTCTGCTGAGAAATATTCCGGTAGGCAACTTGGTGGATCAGAACCTTATACCGATGTTGTAATCTATGTTATGAGAAAAGGTAAAGAAGTGCCGATAAATTGCTCACTGAAAGGTGAATCTGCACCCTCTTTAGCTGGTGGTGGTCTTAAAGGACTTGAACTTGCAGTTCCTGGAATTGCTAAGAAGTTTATGAAAGCTGCATATAAAGAGTTGAAAGAAAAGAAAAAGTTGAAGGCCGGTGATAAAGTGCCTGACGTTTTTGGTAAAATATCTTCAGGTGACAAGTTGAAAATTGTTATTGGAAATAAGGCCATGGGAGGTCCAATCGATTTCATGTATATTGGTCCAATGGATGTTTCTGGCAAATATGATAAGACGAAAAATATATTAACATTGAATGGTACTTTAACTGCTGCTGATGTTTATGCAAAGACTCACGACTTATATTTCAGATTAAGGGCCCGCCGCGAAGATCAAAAGTTTGACCCAGATGCAATAGATAGAGATGGAACGCCAAAAATTTATGGAGTATCACCCACCAGAGGCGACAGTGCGGGTCGCATTGTTGTTACAGATAAAGTCGCATCAACAGGCGTAACAGTAAAACTATGAAATTCAAAGAATTCCTAACAGAGGCCTCAAAAGAAGGCAAGAACGTTCACCTAGAGCATATTGAGGAAGAAGTTCTAAATCGTGGTGTAGCTGGCGCGAGGGATGCAATCAACTTTTTGCGATCACTTAGAGACATGCTTGCTGGCAACTCAGATGGTAAGGTATACGTCAGCACGAAGTGGGATGGTGCACCTGCTGTATTTGCTGGCACTAATCCTGAGAATGGTAAATTCTTTGTTGCTACAAAGGGTATCTTCAACAAGGATGCAAAGCTAAACTACACAGATGATGATATTGATAGAAATCATCCTGGTGAAGGACTGAATAAGAAATTGAAAGTTGCACTATCATACTTGCCAAAGATTGGTATTGACGGCATTCTGCAAGGCGATATGATGTTTGCTAAAGGCGATATCAAGAAAGCAACGATTGATGGTGTAAAGTATGTGACATTTCAGCCAAATACACTTGTGTATGCAGTTCCTGAAGACTCTGCACTGGCTAAGTCTATGTTGGCTGCACAAATGGGTATCGTGTTTCACACAGCATACACAGGAAAGACAATTGCAGATTTGAAGGCTTCATTCAACATTGATATCGGTAGAATGAAAGCAACTAAAGATGTTTGGTTCCGTGATGCATATTTTGTTGATGCATCTGGCACAGTAACATTTACCGAAAAAGAGACTAAAGAAATCACAGCCATACTATCTCAAGCCGGCTCATTATTTCAAAGAACCAGTAGTATGACACTGAATCGTATTGCTACCTCTGAAATATTCAATGTGCAGATCAAGACATACAACAACACGAAAGTGCGTTCCGGTGAACACATCAAAGATACAACGGAACATGCAAAAGGACTGTTGAAATGGATTGAAGACAAGCTGAATAAAGAGATCATTGCCGCTAAGAGAGAAGACACAAAGCTGAAGCGCCAGGCTGAAAAGAATGAGATCATGCGATTCTACAGAAACAACTTTGCCGAGCTTGTAAAGATTTTTGATATCATGAACATGATCGTAGATTCAAAGAACATAATCATCAAGAAATTGCAACAGATGCGTCAAGTCACTGGTGCATTCTTGCGCACTGATAATGGATTCAAAGTCACGAATCCAGAAGGCTTTGTTGCTGTTGATAGATTGAAAGGCAATGCAGTCAAGTTGGTTGATAGACTTGAATTCAGCCATGCAAACTTCACAGCACAGAAAGCGTGGGACAAATGAAAAAGTTTGACCTGACCAAGATCATGGAAGAATATGGTGATGACGATTTCGGTTTCACCGCAGAACAGGAAGAAGACTTCACTGCTG